GTGTCGATCGTCGTGCCGGTCGTCGAGGTCATGCGCGCCACCTCGACCACGCTGCTGACGCTGCCGTGCTCGTGCGCCGGCAGTCGAAAGTACGTCGTGCGGTACGGCTCGCTGCGGATCGTCTCGACGCTGGCCGCGCCGTAGGCCGCGTACGTGACGGGCAGCAGGGCGCTCTCGACCATCGCGCAGGCCCGGTCGAGGATGTCCTGCAGCAGCGCATCGAGCGCCACCGCGACGGTCACCGAGGGCGTGGTGCCGCCCGTGAGGCTGTTGGTGCCGAGGCTGAGCGGCGATGCGATCCGCGCCGAGCGCGCGGACCACACCACCAGATACGGCCCGCTCGCCGATCCGTACACCGTCACCGGTGCGGCATCGCTGGCCGTCGCTGCGACCGTCGTGATCGCCGCCTGCACCGTGGCCGGCGTGGCGTTGTATGCGATCGCGACCGTGGCGACACCCTGGTACAGCAGCGTGTACGTGCCGCCAGCCGGATTCCCGGTGACCGTGACGCGCTGCGCGGCGCGATCCGGCACCTGGTCGAGATACTCGCGCAGATCCGTCACGGTCAATCCGAGTGCCATGCTAGTACTCCACGATCAGGACGCCCAGCGCCTTGGTCGACGTGGACGTGATGCCGTACAGCGTCTCGCCCGGCGGCACGTCGATGTCGACCTCGGTCTTGCTGCTCGACAGCAGCTGATAGCCGGTGCCCGCCACGACGGTCGCCGGGCCGAGCGTCACGTCCTGCCCGCCGCTCGCGCTGAAGATGTGCACGCGACAGCCGTTGCTGGCCGCCGTGTGGATCGCCGTTGCGCTCGTGGTGATCGTGACGCTCTTCGATGTGATCGGCATCGCGACCTCCTATGCGCCGCCGACGACCTCAGCTGCCGCTGCTGCCGTGCTTGAGAGCGCCAGCGGAGCCAGGCGGGGACCGTAGCGGATCGCGATGATCTCGCCGAACGCGATGTTGGCCGTCGCGCTGGTGCGCACGCCCTGCACGTACCGCTGACGCGTCTGGCGTACGTCGACGATGAGGATCTTGCCGTTGATGTCGTCGTTCGTCACGCAGGTGACCGCCGCCGATGCGCCGGTGATCAGCGCCATGCCGGTGTCGCTGTCGGCGCTGTTCTGCTCGACCTTCAGCGTGGCCACTCCGGTGGCTGCGCTGTCGGTGATCGTGGTGACGAACAGAACGCCGTCGAATCCCTGCATATCGAGACGCGTGCTGTTGTTGTCGGTGCTGCTGGACATGCTGATGGCCGATCCGACGTACGCGACCTCGACATTCTCGTTGAGCTGCCCGGTGTGAGCCATGGTGTCCTCCTCAGGCCAGCTTCAGACGCTGGAATGCCTCGGCGAGCACGGGCTGCCCATCGAGGTACGTGCGACCGATGTATCCGATCTGGTCGGTGCTCGCATAGAGCTCCGCGAGCACTTGCAGCTCGTAGCGTCCCGTCTCGGCGATGTAGTAATACGAGAAATCGCCGATGATCGCCACGTACTGGCCGGTCGTGTAGGTGTTCGGCACGTACTCGCTGACCACATACGGAACATCACAGATCGTTGCCGGCAGACCGTTGGTGATGCCACCGCCCGGCCCGAGGCCCGGCGACCACAGGTAGTTGCCGTTGTTGTCCTTGAGCTTGCGAATGCGCGCCACGGTGTCGCGATGGATACACCAACGTGTTGCCGGGCGCGACCAATACGCTGCCTTGAGCGCGTGCTTCGTGTCAAGCAGGTTGTCGGCAGTGAACGATGTGGTTGTCGCTGCTGTGGTGTCGCGCGTGGTCGGAATGCCCTGCGCGCTCGCAGTGAACACGCCGAGCGGCTGCCCAGTTGCGCCGGTGCCGGTCAGGAACGCCTTCTCTTCGGTGACGCCGAACTTGTACGCCAGGCGCGCCTGCACCCACTGCTCAATATTGAGGCGCGATTGATTGACGAGTGTGCGGCTGATCTTGACTTCCTTGCTGAGCCGCGTGGGCCGCAGCGTGCGAAGCCCCGTGCGCATCGCCGTGTCGGTAGTCACGCTGGCCACCTCGGTGAGCCAGTCGGCGTCGGAGGGATCGGTGTCCCACGTCGGCGAGATCAGCTCGCTGCCGACGTCCATCGGGATGACCGTCGCCAAGCGACGCAGGTACACTTCATCGTCGATGAACTTGATGATGCCGTTCGCCAGCACGGCCGGTGCCACGAGGTAGCCGCCTTGCGCATCGACGCCGGCGCTGAGATCCTTGCGCTCCGTCGCAGTCAGAGCACCGCCTTTGAACCACTGGCGCAGAAGCTGCACCTGGCGCTGCTCGACCTCGCTGCCCGACGCGCTGCCGCCGATGCCCAGACGCTGCTGCGGCGCCTGGATCTCCGCCATCGTCGCCACCGCCGCGCGATCGCGCTCGATGCGCTGCGCGTTGCCGACCTTGACGTCGAACTCCGCCATGATCCGATCGTAGGTGGCCGAGTCTTCCGCGCTCAGCCCCTTCGGGTTGTCGAGGAGCGCACGGGCGCGCCCGTACAGCTCCGTTGCCTCGTTGTAGAGACGCTGCGTGTCCATCATGTTCTCCCGTTCAGCAGCGCCAGTGCCGCTGCTGCTACCCGTAGCTGTCGCTCACGACCATCCACCGGCAGAGCGGGTGCGACACGCGCGGCGCGCTCCTCGTCGGGATCAGGCGAGTTGATCAGGCGCACACTGGTCGCGCCGAGCTCCACCGCCGCCTCGGCGATGCTGTTGATAAGCTGTGTATCGCGTGTGGAGTGCCGAGCGCCGGCCTTCATCGCTGCCCGCAGCGCGTGCAGCAGCGTGCCCATCGGCATCGTGGTGCTGCGCGCCTTGGCCGCGATGGTCGCGCTGTTCGCGCCCCAGTTCACGTCGCTGGTCTCGTAGAGCTTGAGCTCGCGCAGGTTGCGCACCACGCCGAGCGGGCTGTCGACGTTCTCCTCGAAGTCGAACCGCACGGCATCGAACGCGAACGACATCTCGAGCGGCGCGCCGGACTGAATCGCTGTCAGGACCTCGTTAGCGCGTGGCGTATCGAGGTACGTTCGCGTCACCTCTGCGCCGCCCGTGGCCGTCGGCGCGCGCATCAGCGTCTCCGCCGGCAGCGCCTGGCGTGGCACCTCGCGCAGCGAGTCGATCAGCGCGATCGGCGGCGCGTCCATGTCGTGCTGCCACAGATGCAGCACGCGCCCGGCGCGCTCACTCAGCGTCTTCGAGAACGCGCCGCTGTGGATGACGTCGGCGTAGCTGTCCATGTTGCCGAACACCGAGAAGATGCCCGTCACCGTGCGACCGTTGATGCTCGACGGCGTCAGGAACCCGGCCTTGCGCTCGTGGCGTGACGTGCTGAGCCACGTCTTCGTGCGCTCGTCGCTCTCCTGCATGCTGGCGACCTGCTGTTCCGCCCATCGCTGCGCCCGCTCCGACTGTCGCCGTGTGCCGCCGCCCCACAGCGCGTGCGCCACGACGCCCGGCGACGGGTAGTCTTCGTGGTCGGGGTTCGCCGCCGGAGCGTCGAGGTCGGTCATGTGCCGCGCGAACCACGCCGCCATGCGCACGGCCTTGTCCTCGCTCACGAAGCCGTCGGCCATCGCGCGCGCCTCGCGGATCGTGCGCTCAACCACGCCGTCGCCGGACAGCCCTTCGCGATGCCACTCGAGGCCGCGTCGCGCATTCGCGCGCAGCCAGGCCGGAGCGTCGAACTTCGTCTCGAGCATCGGTGCCATGATCTTGTAGAGGTCCTCTTCTTCGTCGATCATCGCTCGCATGTCGGCAACGTAGTCGTCAATGATCGCCCGCGCCTGGTTGACGACGTCCTCGCTCAGGTCGGCAGTCTGTGGCAGGCGCGACGCCGCAGCGCGCAGGCCGCTCGACAGCACGACGAGCTCGCCGTCGACCACGTCGGCGATGCCGAGCTTGTAGCTACCGCGCAGCTCGGGCCGCTCGTCGTCGTACACGAGGAACGCCCGGCGCGCCAGCTGGTAGTCGGGCTGATCGCTGTCGAACATGGCCAGCTCGAAGACGCGCCGAGCCGCCGCCGGGCCATCCCAGCGCAGCGTCTCGTTCAGTGGCAGATCCGTGTCTGCGCCGATGACCCATGCCATGCCACACCTCAGATCACGCGGTAGCCGTCGAACTCAACAGTGAACCCGTCAAAGGGATCATACGCATCGAGCGTCGTCGTCACGCCCACGGCCGTACCGCCGGCTGCGACGTTCTCCTGCGCCCATTCTAGCACAAGCGTGAGACGTTCATTCGCATCAAGCTGCGACCTGATGTCTTCGTAGGGCATCGTCTCAAGCTCGGCGATCCTCAGATACAGCTCGGCAATCTCCGGCACCGGCCCGGCCTCGACGATCGTCCAGCCGGCGTCCAGGTCGAACGACAGCACGACGGCGCTGTTTGGCAGCTGCATCGTGATCATCGAATCACTCCGTCAGACTCTGGGATCTCGCCGGTCTTTGGATCGCGAACGCGCGAGAACGCCAGCGGATCCGGGTTGAAGAACATGCGCTCGCCGGCCTGGTAGCTGGTTGGATCGCTCAGCAGGTCGAGGACAAACATGAACGTTTCAGGATCTCGAGAGATCGTATCCGGACCTGCGGCGATCATCTGCGCAAACATCGGCACAAGCTCAAAGTCCTGACCAGGGAATGGCGCGCTCCCCGGTCGTTCTTCTACGGGCTTGAACGTCGCGGCGACCAGAGGATCCCACAGATCGCTGCGTCGCGTGACATTCGCCCCTCGGTGCTTGTTGTCATAGAAGCTGTTCAACGCAAAGACGCTCACTTCAGGCCCTGTGCTGCGTCGATCCAGATACGCTTGGATGCGCTGTCGCATGGGAAGATTCTGGCTCTGCACTAAGTGCAGCACTTCGTGCATCAGCATCGTGTCGTTGGTAGCGCCATACTCTGGTATGCCGATGGCTTCACGACCCGACCACCATTGCCCTTGTTTTCCTGGACCAAAATAGTACTGCCCATTCTTGGTTCGTCCTTCGCCGCCGCTTCGACTTGGACGTATGGCGTAGAGGAGATCGAGGCCCATGTTGAGCTCAGTGCCGGCGGCGCTGCTCGCTGGCAATAATCGTGCCAGTCGGTCTTGCACGGTCTTGAGCGTCTCCTGTACCACATCGAACTCCAGCGTTCGCTTGACGACTTCATCAGGATCTTTGACGAACTGACCGCCGCGGCTCGCGATGCCCCAATCGCTGAAACCTGGTCGTCGCTGTTTCTTCGCAATTGGGCTATCCTCCGACACGCCGAGCATCGTCCAGACGTCCTGCTTGTTCTTCTTGCGCGCTGCCGCGAGGGCGCTGCGCGCTCGCTCGTACGTGTCGATGTCGTCGCGAATCTCCTGCAGAATGAGGCGATCCAATTCGCGCTGCTCCGGTGTCGTGGCCGTCTCGTAGTCTTCGCGTGCCATCTCGGCCTCGCGTCGCACCAGAGACGCCTTGATCGCTTTGATCTCGCCCTTGAGCCGCTCGACGTCATTCTGCGCTTTGAACAGATTGGCCTGCGACATGCTGATGATCTCTTGCGCCACGCGCTGCGCACGCTCAGACGGCACATAGCTGCCATCGGGCAGGAACTGGCCTCGCGTGGGCAGCGGCTTCGGCGGCCCGCTGACCGGCGCGACGGGCCTCGAGAACTCATCCTTAAGCACCGGCGACAGCGTGCAGCGGCAGTTGGGATGCGCCGGCACCTCACGACCGTTGCTGAACGGCCTGCCGAGCGCGACGATCTGACCGTTGAGCGCCACGCAGATCGGGCAGGCGTTGATCTCCGCGACCCACTGCATCCGATCGACCTCGCCGCTCTCCTGCCACGCCAGCAC